CTTGGGGAAACTTCAAGAAATGCTTATCAATAAGACATACCAAACTTCTGAATATCAGACTTTTATCAAGAATGATGGTAAAAAGAAACGATTGATTTATAAATTGCCATACTTCCCGGATAGAATCTGTCAGTGGGCGGTTCTGCGAGTGATTGAAGAAATCATTTTGAAGAATCTGACCACTGACACTTATTCTGCTATTCCCGGAAGGGGCATTCACCTTTGTCTGTCCAAAGTTCAGAAGGCAATGCATACAGATGTGAAAGGGTCACAGTATTGTTTGAAAATTGATGCAAAACAATATTATCCTTCCATCAATCATGAAATCCTGAAAATGAAATACAGACGATTGTTCAAAGATGATAACCTTTTGTGGTTGCTTGATGAAATCATTGATTCAACACCGGGTGATTCAGGAATCCCAATTGGAAATTATTTAAGTCAATACAGTGGGAATTTTTATCTTTCTGCATTTGACCATTGGTTGAAAGAAACCAAAGGGGTGAAACATTATTTCAGATACATGGATGATATTACAATCCTGCATGAATCAAAAGAATATCTGCATCAGCTGCGGAAGGAAATTGATGAATATTTTCGGACCAATCTGAAATTGACCATCAAGGAAAATTGGCAGATATTCCCTACTTTTGACAGGGGAATTGATTTTGTGGGTTATCGGTCTTTTCTGAACTATACTTTGTTAAGGAAAAACACTTGCAAACAATTCAAAAGAAAGATGCTAAACCTTAACAAAAAGCGGTTGAAAGGTCAAGAACTGACATATTCAGAATGGTGTTCAATCAATTCATATAAAGGTTGGTTGAAATGGTGTGACAGTTACAGACTGCAACAGAAGTATTTGAAACCGCTTGAAAAGTATGCTGAAACATATTATTTGTATCATGTCAAAGGAAAGGGTGAAAATCATGATTGATTATGGCAGAATCAGAAGCACAGTCAAACCGGAAGAAAAGGTCATTGATGATTTCAGTGTTTATCTGAACACTAATATTCAGGAAGTGGAAGTCACACATGAAGAAGATACCCATATTGAATATGAATTCAATCAGGTGAGATATTCCAAAGATGAATACATCAAAATCATTGATGACAAAAATGCAAATCTTGAAACACAGTTGACTGACACACAGATTGCCTTGTGTGAAGTCTATGAACTGATGATTTAAGAAAGGAAGGTGTCTTGATTATGGCAAAAGTTTATGCAGATTTAATCAAAAAAGGCATAAAAACAATTGATGATGTTCCGGAACATTTAAGGGATGAAGTTCAGGCAATCTTGGATGGTGATGCTTGATGTTTTGGTTTATCATGACAATTCTGTTCAGAAAGGATGTGAAAGACATGGCAGTTGTATATGCAACACTTATCATCAAGGGCAAGAAAAACTTTGGTGATGTTCCTGCAAGAATCAAGGAACAGGTGAAAGAAGTTCTGATTGACCTTGATTGTGGTGATTTAGCAACAGAATGACCGCAAGGGCAGCAGAAAAGGCAAAAAGAATGAAACTATACCCCTAAATAATAAAACCGCTTTGAAGGGCAAATTTGAGCCTTTCAGGCGGTTTTGTTTTTAGAGAAAGGAACAGGTGATTTGATGTGACATCAGAAGTGTTGGTTTCAATATTGTCCATCTTTGGAAGTTTCCTTGCAACATTTGCAGGTATTCTTGTAAATTCCAAATTGGTCAATTATCGCATTGAACAACTTGAAAAGAAGGTTGAAAAACACAATCAGGTGATTGATAGAGTTTACAAACTTGAACAGGCTGATGCGGTTGAAGAAGAAGAAATCAAGGTCATAAATCACAGAATCAGTGACCTTGAACAATATCACAAATAAGAAAGGAAAATTGAAATGAAAGTTGATTGGAAATCTAAACTGACAAGCAGAAAGTTTTGGATGGCAATTGTCACATTTGTGACTTCTATGATTCTTGCCTTTGGTGTAAGTGAAGAAGTTGCAACACAGGTGACAAGTATTATCATGGCAGGTGCATCCGTTATTGCTTATATTATCGGTGAAGGTCTTGTTGATGCAAACAAGACAAACACCAATCATGATGAAAGTGAAGGTGAATGATTATGGCAAAGAAACCTGAATTGAATTTGAGATATTACAATCATGAAATTGATGATGACCTTCCTTATGTTGGCGGTCTGAACTATGACGAAGAAACCGGTTACATCTATGATGAAGAAGGGGATGTTGTGGATTTAGACACCATCAATGCAATGTGTGAAGGTGACGGAAAGGGGGAAGATGAATAATGGCAAACAGTTCTTTGGTAAGTTATACAAAGTTAAGTCCTAACCATTCAGGCAAAAGAAATCATGCAATTGATACCATTACAATTCATTGTGTGGTTGGTCAGTGTTCTGTTGAAACACTTGGAAGTATATTTGCACCGGAAAGCAGACAGGCATCTTGTAATTATGGTATTGGTTATGATGGCAGAATTGGAATGTATGTTGAAGAAAAGAACAGGTCTTGGTGTACTTCTTCCGCAACAAATGACCACAGAGCAGTCACAATTGAAGTTGCAAGTGACATGACATCACCTTATGCGGTCAATGAAAAGGCATTTGCAGCATTACTTGACCTTGTGACTGACATCTGCAAAAGAAATAAAATCAAGAAATTGGTTTGGTCAACCAATAAGTCTGACAGAGTGAATCACAAAAACGGATGCAATCTGACTGTTCACAGAGATTTTGCAAACAAGTCTTGCCCCGGTGATTACCTTTATGAAAGACATGATGAAATTGTTGCAGAAGTCAACAAAAGACTTGGTGTTGAAACAACTTCTGCACCTGAACCTTTCAAACCTTATCTTGTCAAAGTCACTGCATCTGCACTGAATATCAGAAGGGGTGCAGGAACAAACTTCAATGTGGCAGGTGTTATCAGAAACAAAGGTGTTTACACTATTGTTGAAGAAAAGAAAGGAAAAGGTTCAACAAAAGGATGGGGAAAATTGAAGTCCGGTGCAGGTTGGATTTCCCTTGATTTTTGTGAAAAAAGATGATGTTACTAACCTGTTACTAATTTGATACTAACCACCTTGATTTTGAATAGTTTCAGAAAGTTCAAATTTTGGTCAAAGTATTGAAAATAAAGCACTGTAACATCTTGAAAATTGAACTTATTTATGATTTTACAAAAACAAATATAAGCATTAATTTAGAAAAAACAACACCCTACAATCCAATAGAAAATTTTCTGACGAACGAAGATATATTGATAAGTATTTTAATCGCATTAGCACCAAAGCGAATTATCTGGCACAGTACTGAAAATTCAGAAAATCTAAACATCACAAAAACAATTAAAGCGATATTTAAAGAAAGGTTTTCGATATGCTGCGGATGCGAACTATGTGACAGAGATTAATTTAATATAAATAGCTCAACTAATCTTAGGATATGTTGGGCTTATTTTAAAAAAAGTATTGATTTTTGCAGAAAGGTGTGGTATAATTTCAATATAGGTAATTGCACATAATAAAAATTATGTGCAATTAGAAGGAGAGTATTTTATATGAAAAAGTTTTCAGATGCACCTGAGCCACTGATTTCCTTTTTATTATATATTGAAAATATTCAAGGTAAATCCGTAAAGACTGCAGAAAGCTATTACTTTGATTTGCGTGCTTTTTACAGATTTGTTAAAATGAAATTTGATAATCTTTCTGATGATATCGATTTTGATTCGATTGATATTTTAGACATAGATTTATCGTATATAAAAAAAGTTGATTTAAATTTGATTTATGAATATATGAACTTTCTTAATCGTGAGCGTGATAATTCACCGTCATCTCGTGCACGAAAGATTGCATCTATACGCTCTTATTTTAAATATCTATGTAAATCAAACATCCTTGAGAATAATCCTACAACAGATTTAGAAACTATAAAACTGAGAAAACGTTTGCCTGTGCATTTAACCTTAGAAGACAGCATTGATTTGCTTGGTGGTATCGAAGGCAAAAACGCTCTGAGAGATTATTGCATTATAACATTATTCCTCAATTGTGGTATGCGTCTTGCAGAGCTTGTTGGTATTAATATCACGGATATACGCGGCGATAAGCTGACTGTTGTTGGCAAAGGCAACAAAGAACGTACAATTTATCTTAACAGCGCTTGTATAGATGCAATTTCGGCATATATGACTGTACGTAACAACC